AGATGGTTCAAGTGGAACTTCAGGTATAGATGGAACTTCAGGTTCAAGTGGTACTTCAGGTATAGATGGAACTTCAGGTTCAAGCGGTACTTCAGGTGATGGAACTTCAGGTTCAAGCGGTACTTCAGGTTCAAGTGGAACTTCAGGTTCAAGTGGTACTTCAGGTTCAAGTGGAACTTCAGGTTCAAGTGGTACTAGTGGAATAGATGGTTCAAGTGGAACTTCAGGTTCAAGTGGTACTTCAGGTATAGATGGAACTTCAGGTTCAAGTGGAACTTCAGGTTCAAGTGGTACTTCAGGTTCAAGTGGAACTTCAGGTTCAAGTGGAATTGGTACTGTAACTAATGTATCAGGCGTTTCACCTATAAATGTAAGTAATAATAGTAGTACTCCTTCTATAAGTATAGATAATGCTGCATTAAATATACCAGGTATTGTATCAACAAGTGCTCAAACATTTAGTGGGGATAAAACTTTTGATGGTATTATAAAATTTATAAAGCCTATTCAGAAAGGCAATGTAGAGATTATATCAATCAATACTACAATTACAACAACAAATAGTTGGTATATTTGTAATGGCAGTGGAACTATAACTATAACTTTACCAAATCCTGCATCATATTCAGGTATGGAATATCATATTAAAACTATAACAAATCAACTAGTAATTTCAGCATCATCAAATATTGTACCATTAATAGGTGGATCTCCTAGTACTAGCATTTTGCCAGCAGTTGCTGGTAGTTGGGTAACTCTTGTAAGTGATAATACAAATTGGATAATAATGCAATCAAACTAGAATTTATGATAAACAAAAAATTTAAAATTTTATTTATTTTTTTATTCTTTTTTATTCTTTTTATTCTTTTTTTAATTGGTATTTATGTTGCTGCATATTTATATTTGTTATTTTAATAAATTTTAATTTAAACTCTATTAATGAAAACTATATTATGAAACTATTGCTTCTTTTTTAATAAAAATAAAAAATTTATAAGAAGTTATAAAAAATAAAAATAATAAAAATGAAATTTAAAAAATTTAATGAATTTAATGAATTTAATGAATTTATTAACGAAGAAAATTCTATGTATACTGACAAATATGCAGATCTTACATTAAGCATTCTTCAAACATACGCACAGTGTAAAATGTTACATTGGGGGACTTTGTCATATTCGCAACATGTTACGTTTTGTTCATTTATGAAAGAATTTGATAAATTAGGAGATTCTTTAATTGAATCTATTATGGGTAAATATGGAAGACCTTTAATTAAAAGTTCTAATATTGAAATTTTAGATTATACGCAAATAAATATAAATTTATATTTTAATAATTTAAATGAATATTTTACAAATTCTATTAATTTATTTAATCCTAAAGAAAAGAATGAAGATATTGTAAACATTTTAGCTGAAATTATTGCATTAATTAGTAAAACGCGATATCTTCTTACTCTAAATGAAAATAAAAATTAATCTTTAATTTATATGAATACACACAACAAATTGATACATTGGTTTATTATTGGAACATTTGTAATGCTATACATTCTAGTTTCATTAATATCAACTATTCACGTTATAGAATTTTTTGAATTATCTAATGATAGATGGCTTGCTATAACTTTAGCAATAGCTTTTGAGATAGGGGCATCTGCGTCTTTAGCATCTATTATAGTTTTAGATAAAATGAATAAATGGATAGTATGGTCTTTGTTTTTTATATTAACTGCAATGCAAGCTATGGGAAATACTTACTATGCATTTAGCAATTTACATGATTATCAAGGATGGATCGATTTATTTGGTCTTAATGAAGAAGAACCTATTTATCAAAAAAGAATTTTATCTATAGTAAGTGGAGCTATCTTACCGTTAGTTGCACTTGGATTTATTAAAGCTTTAGTAGATTACATAAGACCTAATCAAAATTCAGACACTTCAGAGCCTACACAAAGCCCGGATAAGACACCAACTACGCTAGAACCTACACAAAACCTGGATAAAACACCAACTACACTAGAATCTACACAAAGTCTGGATGAGACAGTAGCTAATTTAAATGTGTCAGAATTGGAACCTGTTGATTTAAATACATCAGAGTCTGTAGATAAAGAAGTAGATGCAGAACACAATTTAATTGTAGAACCTTTTCTGCATGGAACTAAAAAAAATTTAGTTGATATAGATAGTTTTCTAGCCGCTTTAAAAATAATTAATAGTGAACGCAGTGAAGTAAAAGAGACTCAAATTGAAGAGGCAAAAGAACAACAATTAATAACTGATATTTCGGAAGATTCTGTTAAAGTAGAATCTAATGAAATGCCTATTGAAAAATATTCTATTAATTATTCAGAAGAAGATGAAAAAAAAAAATAGAATATGAAGAATTTCCTCTTTTTCAACTTTTAAGTAGACCACAGCCTAAATACGCAAAGCAAAATGATAAAGAATCTAATATTAATAATTTTTTAGACAATAATGAAGATCAAAATTCAGTATCAATCATAAATAATTCATTTACAGTGTATGATAAAAATACTCACCAGTATGTACCAGCTTTAAATACTAAAGAAAACAATGTTGATATATTTAATGATTCTGTTAGAATAATAGTACCTACTAAAAGTCCTATGCCAGGAACAGGTAATAGATATTTTAAAAGAGGCTCTGCAGGTTAATCTAAGAATACTTGTATTATATAATATATGATATTATATCCATATACAAAAAATGAATTACGTGGCTACTCTTAACATTTAACATACTTTTCATAAAAATTATTAAATGACAAAATGTCAAAAAAATGACATTTTGTCATTTTTTTTAAAATTGGCATATTTTTTGTATATTATTAATTAATAGGAATTTTCCTAATAATAAAAAATAATAGTATTATGTACACACACATTCCTCTTACTTATTTTACTTACACTACTTCATCTGATAGTATTTTTGATGAAATACACAGCTATGATGAAATTGCTAAAATAAGTAAAACTAAAAATGGTTATGAAATTAACTGCATTCTTCCAGGCTATGACAAAGAAGATATTAAAATTTCAATTGAAAAAAATAATCTTATAGTTTCAGCAGCTTTTGAAAAAGAAGAATATTGGAAAAAGAATTTTTCTAAAAAAATTAATCTTCATGACGATGCTGATATTTTATTGTCTACTGCAAAATTAGAAAAAGGAATTCTTTCAATTATTGTTCCATTTAAACCACATGAAAAACCAATAGAAATAAAAATTGCATAATTTTTGAAACTTTTCTTAAGTGTCATCTAAAATTATAAATTAAAAAATAATTAGATGACACTTAATTTAGCACAAGCGCTCGGAGTTTTAGTACAATCCGCGCAATCCCATTTAGATGGTGAATTATTAACTAATGATGATGATATGCTTTTATTAAAAGAAGCTATTCAGTGTTTAGTAGAAACAGAAAAACAACTAGAAAATGAAAAAAAATCAGAATCAGAATCAGAATCAGAAAAACAGCAAATATGAAATGTATTAAAGCAATTAAATCTTCTAATGCCTTAGAAATAGGTACACTTGATAGAGTTGAAGACTCTATTGCTGAACTAAGAGTAAATACTGGATTTTGGCAATATATTTCAAAATTAGAATGGAAAAATAGTAAGCAAACAACCCAATCTGAAAATAAAAAACAAAAAAACAAAAAAACAAAAAAACAAAAATAATGGAATCTCAAGATTTGCAAGTTACAGAACCTATAGTTGATAATTCATATATTGATAGACTAAAAGAAATATATCCTGACATGAAGGATATTAGTGAAATGACATTGTCAGAAGTAGTATCAGAAAGAGAAAAAATGAGTACTCTTTCTGATGAGTTAATGAAAAAAAGTCAAGAAAGAACATATCCTATACAAGTAGGATCTCATGCAATGGCTGGAAATCTAGTTAAAGTTTTAAATGAAAATTGTGACTGGACTGTATCAGATGCTGCAGTTTTAGTTTCAATGATGAATGACTTTAAAGATGCAAAAAAGAATGTTGATAAAGAAGGTAATATTCAATTAAGAACAGCAACTATTACTAGTTTATATCAATATCTACTGAAAATGAAAGGCAAAGGTTATTCATCAGCTATGAATTATTTAACAATTTTATCAAGTGTTGGCGGTAGTGTATCAGAAGCTGTAAAAAATATTCATGATGACAATCAACTTCTAAAAGACGTTCATACATATCTTAGTACTCTTGATGATGAAAATGATAGAAGAAATGTTGAAGGCTAAAAAGTCTTAATTTTTACTACACTTAAAACAAAAACTATGACGATCTTTTTAGCAAAAAATGCAGAACATATTCCTATTTTAGTTACAACTTCATTTGAAGATATAAAAAAAGGATTAGATGAATATTGTAATAATGCAGATTCTGAGTTTTTTTGTAATGATTCAAAATTTCCTAGTGAAAATGAATATGAAGGGTTTTTTATTTATAAAGCAAATATTACGATAAGTGGAGTAACAATGACAGAAGAAAAATTCCACATATATTCTATGACTTTATATAAACCAAAATAATGGGATTTAATAAATGTTATTTACAAAAATCGCATGTTAAATATTTATATGAAACAGGAGGAATTAAAGCAATAACAGATATGTTAGTTGTATATGATACTTTTAGTACTCAAGACTGTTTTTTTTTGTTAAATTTTACTTCAATAAATGAAATTAAAAAAGCTGAACCTGAAATAAAAGTCTGGTTATATACAACTGATAATGACAATAAATGACAGAATAGATCAAGTAGTTAATATTTATTTTAATAGCAATTTTTTATTTAGAATAGGGCAAAGAGAAGCTATTTTAGAAATATGTGAAACTTTCTTCAACAAATCAGCATCTACTATTATTCTAGATGCTCCTACTGGAGCTGGTAAGAGTATGATTGCAATAATATCTTCTTTAGTTTTAAGTTCTTATGATAAAGAAGGTTATTTAATAGCTAGCGACTTAAGTTTACAGTCGCAATACGAAAAAGATATTATTAATCTAAACACAGGCTGGGGTTCTATTAAAGGTCTTGATAATTACAACTGTAATATCAACGGAGAACAAATGTCTTTAAGTGAATGTCGAATTCGTAACCTTTCAATGCAACAAATTGTAAATCTTCCCTGTTTTTCAACATGTTCATATTATTACAATAGAGATAAAGCTATAAATTCAAAAGTTTCTCTACTTAATTATAATTATTGGTTAATTCAAAGAAATTATGTTGAAAAAAAATTAAATGAAGAAGGTGGAACTTCTCAGTTTAAAAAGAGAGATTTTATTTTCTTTGATGAAGCTCATAAAGTTGATGAAATAGTTCAAGATTATTTTGCGCCTCAAATAGATAAAGATCTTACCCAGCTATGTATGGAATTACAAAGTTTTCTTATAAAAGAAAACTACTCTAATCCAGGTCTTATTGAAAAAGACCTGGATGATTGTATTTATACGATATTTAATTCAATAGAAAAAAATGAACTTTTTTTAACTTTGCAAAATATTGATTTTGCTATTGTAAAAATTATAAAAAATACTAAAGAATTTAAAAAAAATTTAAAAAATAATTATTCCATTGAAAAGAATATTAAAATACCTAAAAAATTTAAAAGAGCGCTATTTTTAATTAATCATATAGAGGATATACATTGTAAAATAGAAGATTTTGTAGAAATTATTAAATTAGCAGGGATATATAATTTAGTGAAAATACCTAATGACCTTACTACTGTTTTTCAATGTTTAGATGAAACATACCTTTTAGATTGGTTCTTTCATGAAAAAGCTCCATTTAAAATAATGATGTCTGCTACTTTTGGAAATTATTATAGTTATGCAAAAATAGCATCTTTAAAAAGTGCAAAAGTTATTTCACTAAAAACTGATTTCGATTATTCCCGATCTCCTATCTATTATAATAAGTCTCATAAACTTAACTTTAGAGATAAAGATAAAAATATGCCTTATGTAATTGAAATGTTAGATAAAATACTTAAAAAACATGCCAATGATAAAGGAATAATTCACACAGGGTCTTATTATTTTTCTAATGAAATATTAAAAAAATCTAAATCTAAAAGAATTATAAATTATGAAAATTCAAAAACTAAAAAAGAAGCACTCGAAAAATTTTATCAATCTAGCAACGGCATTATATGTGGACCTTCATTACTAGAAGGTTTAGATCTCTATGATGATTTAAGTCGTTTCCAGATTTTTTTTAAAATTCCATTTCCATCCCTTACTAACCCTATGGTAAAAGAAAAATTAAAAATTTCAAATGAATGGTATGATTGGAAAACTACAGTATCTATTTTGCAAGGCGTAGGTCGATCTATTAGAAATAAAGAGGATTGGGCTATTACTTATTTTTTAGACGCATGTTTTTGTGATATTTTGAAAAAAGAAAAATTTCCAGAAAGTTTTACAAAAAGAATAATAGAAAAAAATTAATGACAAAAATTTCAAACAAAAAGAAAATAACTTATAATTTTCAATCTCATTTAAATGAGATAAAATTAAGTGAAAGCCAGAAGATGCTATCAGATGCAATATTGCAAAATAATATAACATTTTGTACAGGCCCTGCAGGTACTTCTAAAACTTTTACTACACTATATACAGCATTGAGGCTTTTGAGTAAAGGTGAAATTAAAAAAATATTATTAACTAAGCCTATACAAGAATCAGGTGAAAAATTAGGTTATTTACCAGGTAATATTGATGAAAAAACAGCACCATATCTAGAAAGTTATGTATTAACTTTGCAAAAAATTATACCTGAAGAATTGGTAAAAAATCTCTTTGAATTTAAAATAATTGAATTTAGGCCTCTTGCGTTTATGAGGGGAGCCAGCTTTGACAATTGTTTGATGATTTTAGACGAAGCACAGAATACAATAGAGTCACAATTAATACTATATCTTACACGAATGGGAGAAGGCTCTAAGATTATAGTGACAGGTGATACAAATCAAATAGATATTAAACACCAAAATTCAGCTTTTGATTTATTCATTAAAATGATACATGATGTTGACGGTGTATATCATCATGAATTTAAACGTGCAGATATTGTTAGACATAAAATGCTTATTGAAATTACTGACAGATATGAAAAATGGAAAAATGATTTATGAAAATAGCGGTTGTTATTCCTACTAGAGGAGATAGACCAGAGTTTCTAAATCATTGTAAAAAAATGATTCATAGACAGACATATCCTCCAGATGAAATTATATTTGTAGACTACATACCTGAAAAAAATAATCAAATAGATCTTACGAAACGATACCGTAGTGGTCTAAGCATGGCTATTAAAAAAAAATGTAACTATATAGTTTTTTGGGAAGACGATGATTGGTATGATGAAAAATATATTGAATGGTCAATAAAGCAGTGGGAATATTGTGATAAGCCTGATGTATTTGGTATATCTTCTAGTTATTATTTTAATATAAAAATAATGAAAGGTGCCAAGTTTGATCATCCAGGGCGGTCTTCAATGTTTTGTACTAGTCTACACATAAAAGAAAATATTAATAAAGTTTGGACATGGCCTCTAGATAGTGAAAGATTTTTAGATCTTTGGATTTGGAGAAAATGGAATACTCATAGTAAAAATACTGTAGATTTTACTGATAAAATATATACAATTGGAATTAAACATGGGATAGGTTTAACAGGTGGAGGTGGACATGATACATCTTCTAATTTTTATACTGATACATACGATTCAGAATGGCTAAAAAGCCACATTGATGATTATTCATATAATTTTTATTGTTCATTATGACGTTTGGGATAATTATTGCTACATATAAAAGACCTGATGGTAAAACTTTTTCATATTTAAGTAGAGCGCTTAGATCAATAAAAAGACAAACACATCAAGATTATTTAGTTTTATTAATAGGTGATAATTACGAAGATTACAGTGAGCTTTATAATATTAGTAAATATATTGATTCTGATAAATTATATTTAGAAAATTTACCAGTTGCAGTAGAAAGAGAAAAATATACAGGCTATTTATTATGGGCTTCAGGCGGTCTTAATGCAATGAATCATGCAATAGATATTGGTTTATCTAAAGGCATTAAATATTTTTGTCATTTAGATCATGATGACTATTGGGCTCCTGACCATTTGTTTAATTTTGAAAAATCTTTACAAGAAAAAGAATATCCATTTCTAGTTTCATATTCAACTTCTCCGGTATTTAAAAAAATTCTACCAGATTATAATAATACTAATATTTTACCAATTCCATTTGGAATGATACACTCATCTACATGTATGGATTTTCATTTCTTTCAAGAAAAATATAGAGATGTTTTTAAAGAAACAGGAACTGCAAGTCCGGCCGATGCTGATTTATGGGATAGATTAAATAAAATTATGGTTAAATTAAATTTAACAGGCAAACTAATTAAAAAAATAACTTGTTTTCATGACATTGAAGGACATTAATAATAAATCTTTTATTACTTTTAAGAAGTTAGGACTTTTTGGTAAATTAGGCAATCAGTTATTTCAAATAGCTGCTGCTGCTGCATATGCAGAGGAACATAATATAGAATGCATTCTTCCGATATGGAAAAATATATGGACTGAAAATACTGACATGACCCATATTTTTAAAGGACCTTTTAATATAAATGCTAGTATTATTAACGCTAATGTTGAAAATTTTAAAGAATCTTCTATGGTATATTCTAAAATACCACAAAAAACAAAAATTAATATAGAAGGTTATTTTCAAAGTGAAAAGTATTTTTTAAATAATTCAAATTACATTAGAAAAATATTTTCATTTAATGAAAAAATAAAAGAAGATGTAATTGTTAGAAATATTGGTACTTTTGAAAAATCATGCGCAATACATGTTAGAAGAACTGATTATCTAAAATACCCAAATATACATCCATGTCTTGATATAGAGTATTATCGAAAAGCAATTCAATATATGAAAAGCTTTGGATATAATAAGTTTTTAATTTTTTCTGATGACCTAGATTGGTGTAAAAATAATTTCAATGGCAAAGAATATGCATTTTCTGATAAAAATACAAAAAACTATGAGGATTTTATCCTTATGTCTTTATGTAGCTCTTACATTATAGCAAATTCTACTTTTTCGTGGTGGGTTGCATGGTTAAATGCTGACACTGAAAAGAAAATTGTTGCACCTAAAATATGGTTCGGACTAAATGGTCCACAAAAACATAATATTATCCCTGACAAATGGATGCAACTATAAAAATAAGCGTTGTCATGCCATCTTTTTTAGGAGAATATACTGTAGATTTTAATAAGTGTGCAACTAATAGAGAATTTAAACTAAAAAGAGCTATAGATTCTTTTTTAATGCAGAGCTACAAAGAATCTGAATTAATTGTAATTAGTGATGGTTGTAATAAAACAGTAGATATAGTAAATGATGAATATACATCTTTTCTGATTACTAATAAAATAAAACTTGTCCAAATAGAAAAACAGCCGTTTTTCAGTGGCGTAGTTCGTTCAGAAGGTTTACAGAAATCGACAGGAGATCTTATATGTTATTTAGATTCTGATGATATATTAGGACCTTATCATTTAGAAGTAATAAGCTTATATTATGATAGATCAATGGATTGGATGTACTATGATGATTTTTTATATGATGGAGAGAAAAAAATATTAAGAAATGTTTTACCTCAACATGGTAAAATTGGAACAAGTTCATTCTGTCATTTGTCAAAAACTAATGTTAAATGGCAAAATGGATATGGCCACGACTGGCTTACAATTAAAAAACTCTTAGGCCATAAATATGGAAAAATGAATACACCTGAATATTTAGTGTGTCACATGTCAACAATAAATTTAGATTTTTAATGAATCAATTATTTAATAACTTCGATGCTATCTATGTAATTAATCTAGATTCAAGGCCTGATAGAATGAATGACTTTAAAAAAGGTCTAATTTCCATAGGAATATCAGATTATGAAATAGATAAAAAAATTATTAGATTTTCTGGAATAGTTCCAGATAATGGACCTAGCGCACTTGGTTGTACACTATCGCATCTCGAAATAGTAAAAAATGCAAAAGCGGCAGGCTACGAAAAAATCCTAGTTTTTGAAGATGATGCAATTCCATATTTAAATGGAGTTAATCAAATAGATTTAGTAATAAAAGACATAAAAAACGAAGATTGGGACATTTATTATTTAGGATATAATTCACATCATCCTTTAGAACGTTATTGTAAAAATTCACTAAAAGCAAAAGATTTATTTTCAACTCATGCAATTATATATAGATCTTCTTTTTTTGATAAATTTATCAATGATTATGAAAATGGTTTGATAGAAATATTTGACGTATGGCTTCGTTACAATGTACAAACTACTATGAAATGTTTGGCATCGTATCCAATGCTTTTTATTCAGAGCACTAGCTATTCAGATATAGAGAAAAAAAATGTAAATTATGATATTCAGATAGAAAGATATCAGAAATATACTTCGCATCTTTCCTAAAATTAACAGTTCTAAAATGAAAAGTTCAGAAAACAAAAAAGAAGAAGATTCAGTGAGAAAAGCATCAATACCAGAAGATTTTAATTGGGAATGGTATTTAAAATTAAATCATGATTTAATAGAAGCTGGACTAAGTACTGAAAATCATGCAGTAACACATTGGTTAAGATGGGGTTTCTTCGAAGGAAGATCTTATGAAAAACCAAACCAGTACATGATTGATAGAATTGATACAGATAATCTAGACAATATTTTTGAGAAAAATGTAATAAATTACGATCATATTAAAACATCAGGAACTTTTATTCTTAATAATAAACAGAATGCTTTTATTAATTTTATCATACCAGTAAGAGGCCGATCTAATTTTATTCAAAAAACAATAGAATCTGTAAAAAATGCAGTATATGAATTTGAAAAATCTTCTTTTTTTGGAGAAGTAAATATTACAGTATGTGAACATTCGGAGTCTCCTAAACATCAAGCTATATGTTTAAAATTAGATGTTGATTATATTTGGATAGAATCTAAAGAAAAATTCAATAAGTGTCTAGCTATGAATACTGCAGCTTTCTTTACACCTAAAACTAAATGGCTTCTATTTCATGACGTAGACTGCATTGTTAAATCAGATTTTTTTATTAACGTCTTTAAAAACATAGAAAGAAAAAAATGCGAAGCAATTCAAACATTTTCAGACAGAAGAGTACTATATCTAGATGATAATAAAACAGATCAAGTTCTAAAAGGGCTTTTTGAAATTAATAATTTAGCGGAAGGCCCTGATGTCAAAGCAGGTACGCCTGGAGCTCCAGGTGGGTCTATATGTATCACTAGATCGCTATTCTTTAAAATTGGCGGCTATGATCCTTATTATTTTGTTTCTTATGCACCTGAAGATATTTTCTTTTGGCGTAAAGCAGAAGTTTATGGAATTTTTGAAACATGTACATCTCCTAGAAATGAAATTTATCATTTAAATCATCTGAAAGTAAAGATAGATGGAGGAGAATTAATGGCAATGGAAATGTTAAAAATAAATTTTGAGAAACTTTCAATTGAAAAAAAGATAGAACTTCTTAATAAAATGAAAAATAATATCAGTAAATATGAATAATCTAAAAGAGTTTTCATCTTGGCATATAGGAGTTTCTAGTGAACATCCTGTAAATTTTTACGTAGATCATTCATGTTTAAAAGCAGGCGAAGGTTTAAATATTGCATATTTGATTGAACCTGAAGAAGTAATATCTAAGAATTTTTACAAAGAAGTAATAGAATTACAGGATAAATTTAAATATATTCTTACCGATAAGGAAGAAATACTGGATGCTTGTTCTAATGCAATTCTTTTTGAATATGGAACTACGTGGATGCCTACTAACCCGCATCTTGAAAAAACTTATGGTGTAAGTACGGTAATTGGTTTTAAACAGTTAGCTAAAGGACATCTAATAAGGCAAGAACTATGGAAGAGAAGATCAGAAATATTAATTCCTCAATTCTTTTATGCTAGCCAACATGGAGGACCTGCTCTTGAAGAAGACCATGAATTAAAATTAAATGATTACAACCGAGATCAACTATTTAAAACTCAATTTCATATTGTGATAGAGAATAAACAGACTAAATATTGGTTCACTGAAAAATTATGTGATTGTTTTAATTCTAGAGTAGTTCCTATCTATTATGGCGCAAAAGAAATAGGGAATTTTTTCGATACTTCAGGAATGCTGATTGCAAATAGTCTTGATGAAATTATTACAATTACAAATGAAATAACTGAATCTACCTATTCTCAACTAAAAGAAAGTATCTCTATTAATGAAGAGAAAGTAAAGAAATATAATAAACTAGATAATAGACTTACTGAAAAAATAAAAGAACTTCTAAGATGAAAGCATGTGCAGTAATGTTACTACCTAATGATTTAGCATGGTCTCGATTAAACCAGAGTCTACCTCTGTTGAAACTAAATCTATTAGACAAATACCCTATTGACTACGTAATTTTTCATGAGGAGGGTTTCTCGGAAGATAATAAAAAGGAAATAAAAAATAGAATTAATGGTGTAATTTTTAAACAAATTAAATTTAATATTTCTAAATCTGCCAAAAATTTTAAACCTCTCTGGAGTAATGATTGGAGTTTGGAAAAATGTACATCTTACGGTGGTATGTGTACATTTTTCACTAATGATATTTTTAAAATTTTAATAGAAATGGGCTATGATTATTATTTAAGACTTGATGATGATTCTTATCTATACGAAGATTTTGAAGAAAATCCTTTCGATAAAATGCATAGAGAAAATAAGTCTTATGGCTACTGTTTAAAAATTAAGGAAGCACCTCATGTAATACAGGGTCTCTTTTCTTTTATAAAAGAACATGTCAGTACTGATTATATTTTTGAAGATCCACATTGGATCTATTATAATAATTTTGAAATAGTAGACCTCAAGAGATATTATAATGAACAAATAAAAGAAATATCTCAAAAGATTCATGAATCAGGAGGAATTTATTATTGGAGATGGGGTGATGCTCCTATTAGAACAATATTAGTTTCTATTTTTCTGCCAGGCGAAGTAATGAAATTTGACATTAATTACGAGCATCAAGGCATTAAAAATAAAAAATATAAATAAAAAATGGAAAAAGCAACAACAACAACATTTACTGATACTGTCAATGGCATAGATCTCATCATAATTGATGAAGTAAATTCAGGAACGCCTGCATGTGTTTTTAGAGAACTAAAAGAAAACTTTTACGGAATAGACAATTTGGACATTAAACAAGAAGATACTATACTTGATGTAGGTGCTAATACCGGAATTTTTTCTATTTATGCAAAAAAACTGTATGGGTGTAGGATAGTTGCATTTGAACCAGTCTCCGAGAATTTTGAAAATTTTAAAAAGAACATTATTTTAAATGGTTTTACTTTAGAAGATTTTGAAATTCACCAGGTTGCAATTACAAATAGAGATGGTGATATAATACAAATAGGAACTCCTATTAATAATAGTGGAGGGTCTTCTGTATACTCGACAGTTCGGTTTCATCATGATATGGATAACATAACTTATACGTCAGAATGTGTCACTGAAAGTTTGAGAAAATATATTGACAATAGTTGTGTTTATTTAAAAATGGATTGTGAAGGTGGTGAATATGAAATCATACCAGATATTGTTGACAAGTTAAAGACTTTTAAATGGATTGGTGCAGAGTTACATGTCTATACTCCTGATCATGATGCTACTGGACTTTTACGTATTATTAGAGAAAACTTCAATGGAGAACTCTATTCTGGAGTGATTAAACTATAGAAGAACTGCTGAGGAAATTTTAAAATTTAAAATAAGATTAAGATTTAAAGCTAAGGTGTAAACATTTTAGCTTTTTTTTCTATAATAAAAAACAAAATAAAAAGATAATGAGTAATTCTTTATTTGGTAGTTTAGAAGATGTATATGATGAAAAAAATAAACAAAATTCATCAAATGATATTCCTATTAAAATTTCTAAAAAAACTCCTATTTTAGATAATTTTGGAAGAAATCTTACAGATTTAGCAGAAAAAAATCTACTAGATAATGTAATTGGTAGAGAATCTGAAATCCAGAGAGCTATTCAGATTCTCGGTAGAAGAAAAAAAAATAATCCAGTATTATTAGGTGAAGCCGGAACCGGAAAAACTGCAATAGTAGAAGGATTGGCTATCAAAATCATTGAAGGCAAGGTGCCTATTTCACTACAAGGTAAAAAAATTTATACGATTGAGTTAACAAGTTTGGTAGCAGGATCTAAATATAGAGGTCAGTTTGAAGAAAGGCTAAAAGCCTTATGTGATGAATTAATTGCAAACCCTGATGTTATTATATTTTTAGATGAATTACATACTTTAGTAGGCGCTGGTAATTCTTCTGGGTCTTTGGATGCTGCAAATATTTTAAAACCTGCGCTTGCACGTGGTGAAATTCAGTGCATAGGGGCTACCACTTACAATGAATATAGAAAATATATAGAATCTGATCTTGCATTAGATAGAAGATTTCAAAAGGTAGTAATAAATCCTACTTCAGTTAGCGATACAATTCAAATATTAAAAAATATTTGTAAAAAATATGAAGATCATCATGGAGTTATCTACTCTGATTATATTTTAGATATTTGCACTACATTAAGTGAAAAATATATTACAGATAGATTTCTTCCTGACAAAGCTATTGATATTATGGATGAAGTAGGTTCTCATATATTTATTAAAAATTCTTCATATCCTAAAGAAATTAAAGAATATGATGAAAAAGTAAAAAAGTATAAAGAGATGAAGACTGAAGCTGTACGTAAACAAAATTATGAAAAAGCAGCTAATTATAGAGATGAAGAAAAAAAAGCCCAAATTATCATTAATGAGCTAAAAAATAGATGGGCTAGAGAAACAAAAAAGAATAAAGTAGAAATTAAAGAAGAAGATGTTTTAGAAGTTGTGTCTATGATGACAGGAATACCCATTACTAATTTAACTGACGACGAAAATGAAAGACTGTTAAAAATGGGAGATTATTTAAAAACAAAAGTAATAGGACAAGAAGATGCAATTGATAAAATAGTTAATACTATACAAAGAAATAGAATTGGATTAGGTCTAAAAAACAAGCCAATTGGAAGTTTTATTTTTATAGGCCCTACTGGTGTAGGAAAAACCGAGTTAACAAAAGCAATTTCAGAATATCTTTTTCATTCAAAAGACTCACTTGTTAGAGTTGATATGAGTGAATATATGGAAAAATTTAATGTTTCTAAATTAATAGGATCTCCTCCTGGATACGTAGGACATGAAAATGGAGGGTTTTTAACAGAAAAAATAAAAAGAAAACCTTATTCTGTAATACTTTTAGATGAAATAGAAAAAGCACATCCTGATATTTATAATATTTTATTGCAAATTTTAGATGAAGGTCACCTTACTGATAGCTTAGGACGTAAAATTAATTTTAAAAATACACTTATTATTATGACTTCTAATATTGGTATGAAAGAGGCCTCGGAATCATCTGCTATTGGATTTAATAATACAACAAAAGACGATGCAAAAAAAGTAATTATTGAAAAAAATATAAAAAAGACATTCTCTCCAGAATTTTTAAATAGATTAGATGAAGTTGTATTTTTTAATAAACTTGAACTTGATTCTATATCTAAAATTTTAAATATTTATTTAGCAGATTTAGAAAAAAGAGTTAATGAGATAGGGTATAAATTACAGATATCAGATGATGTAAAATCTTTGATAATAAAAAATGGTCATGATAATAAATTTGGTGCTCGTATCTTACAACGAACTATTCAAAAAATGATTGAAAATAAGATATCTGAAACTATTCTTAAGGAAAAACCTCAAAAAGGAAAAGTTTTTAAATTAGAATTAAAAAAAGGCACTATTGATCAAATAGACATTTTAATTAGGTCTAAATAAAATTAAAAAAAATGAAAAAAGTATTAACATTTTTAGGTTTATTTATTTTTTCTTCAGCTGTAACTCAAACTCTCATTAGAGTTAATTGGCCTATAACTTTTATAAATTTATTATCACTGTTATTGGACAATATAATTTTATTCTTTTTTACTTTTTTAATTTCAGCTCCTGTTACTCTTATAATTTTAAAAAAAATAAAATTTAAAGACAACTAATGATTAGTATAATTATTTCATATATCTTATGCATTATTTATATTAAAATTAAAATGCATGAAAATTCTTCCCAAATTTTAGAAGAATTAAAATTAAAAATAGATAAAAATAATCTTGAAAATTTGATGAAGTTATCTGAAAAGGAGCAAACACCAATTTCATATAATGAAAATATAATTAAATATGAAGAATATATTGCAATATACACTGGCTATAGAGCTCTAAAATCTCCATTTGAAACTTTTGAAGATTTTTTATTTTTTTTAAAAAATGTTATTAATATTTAGAAACAAAACTTTTTTAATTTTCTTCATTCAAATTATATGAAAATTGTTTTTATTACACCTAATCTTTCAACAGGCGGTATGCCTGAATATGTAAGAAGAAGTATTGAACTATTAAATAGAGAACAGAATACTGTTCTATTAATAGAAATGAGAACAGAATATGTTTTAAATGCCATAAGACAAAGAGTATTGGATCTAACTGGGATAGAACTATTCTCTGCAGAAAAAAGTTCTATTAAAGCCGTACAAAAAATTAAGGATTTTAATCCTGACGTTATTCATTTTACTGAGCCTTCGGAACAAGTTATTAATCCTGATTATCTATCTGAGATTTATGTTGAAAATAGAACTTGGAAAATTATAGAAACCTGTCATGATTCTTCTTATCCTTTACAGTCTAAGCAATTTCTACCTGATAAATTTTTATTAGTTTCTCCTTTTCAAGTAAGAATGATGCAATCTCTTCAAATACCATCTGAATTAATTCAATATGATGTGCCAGAACTAGATAAAATTGATAAATATTTTTTAATTAAAAAACTTAATTTAGATCCTAATAAAAAGCATATCTTTCAATTTGGTATTTTTTCACCTAGAAAAAATCAAAAAGAAACAGTAGAAATTGCAAAATTAATGATTAATGATCCAGTTCAATTCCATTTCGTAGGAAATACTGCTGATAGTTATTCATATTATTGGAAACCTATCTTAGATAATTTACCAAAAAATTGTAAATTTTGGGGTGAACATAAAGATGTACAGCAATTTTATTCAGTTGCAGATATGGTTATATTTCCATCTATTGAATTAATAGATGATAAAGAAACAAATCCACTTGTTATAAAAGAAACTATTAAATATAAAATACCTCTGTTTTTAAAAGATACTCCAGTCTATTTAGGAATGTATCCAGAAAATTCTAAGGTGACCTATATGAAATCAACACACTATGATAATTATGTTCTTATTCAACAAATTTTAAAACTAAAACAAAAAGAAAATATGATTAAATTATTTTTTAACAAAGAAGATAACAAATTAGAAATCTGGTCAGAGCAGGCAATTGGTAAAAAAATAATATCAGTTAAAGATATTGATTCAGAAGCAACTATCTATTCTTTTGATGTTGACTTTAGTACACCTGAACAGACTTGGTGGTGTAGACCTATTCCAATAGAACATTATGATTTTTATAATGAACCTACATTTACAGGCTTCTTAGTAGAAGTTTGGTCAGAAGATAAAACACACATAATAGAAAAAGAAACAATTTCTTTTAAAGAGTCTCAAGTAAAAAGAAAAATACCAGGTTTAGATGATTTTGAACCTATTTTTGTTAATTATGATCAATTTTTTGTTAAAAAAATATATGATAATTTGTTCGCTGGTGAAAGAATGAATAAAATTATAGATATAGGTGCGAATGTTGGTCTTTTTACACAATGGGCACTTGACAGATTTGGAAAAGATTCGAGTATTCTTGCTTTTGAACCTAATCCTATTGCAATTCAAGCATTTAAGAAAATTCACAGCCATAATGAAAATATATTTTTAATTGAAGCAGCCGTTGCTGATAAAGAAGGCGACATCTATTTAGGAATAGATCCAAATAATTCTACTACTTCATCTATTTATAAAAAAGAAAACCAAATAAGTATTAAAGCTGTTACACTGGCGGACTCTATGAAACAACATGGCTGGTTATCAGCAGATCTTTTAAAAATAGATATTGAAGGATGTGAATATGATGTTATTAATGCAATGACTGAATTTCCATTTAAACATTTATTAATAGAATTTCATGATAATGTTGGACAATTAGATAAAGTTTTGCAAAAGTTAAAAAATGAAGGATACCATTTAGAAATACGAAAAGAGGATACTCGATTTAGAGGATCTTCTGCTGATTATAAAGGGCTTATTATAGCTCATAAATAATAGTTATGAAAGATATTTTTTTAATAGATGCATATTTAAATACTGATAAAAACAAAAAAGTTTTTATTGAATCCATATCTAGAGTTAGAGATATGGGTTTTAAAATTTTTCTTATAACTAATTTAAAACCTACTCCAGAAGTATTAGAAATAGTAAATTATTGTTTTTATGATGAAGAAAATAGGAATTTTTCTGATGATTTTGAAGAATATCCAAGCATTTCAGTTTTTTCATCAAATGGCGATGTTAGAATTCAAACAGAATCTTATCATAAACAAAAGCATTCGTTATCTGTTCATTCCAATATGTATAGAGGTTTTGAAATTTTAAAAACTCTAGGATATACTCATTGTTATAGAATGGAATATGATAGTTTAATTCATTATAATGATGTAGAAAAAATAAAATTAATACCACAATCTCTCGGCGATAAAAAAGCTATTTTTTATTTAGATAAAAATAATAAACATATTTTTTATCATTTATGGTATTGTGATATAGATTGGATGTTAAACACATGTACTAAAATTAGAAATGAAAATGATTATATTAAAAGAATAGTAGAAATTACAGGTAAACGGAAATTTCTGCCAGCTGAAGAATTTTTAGCTGAAGATTTAAAAAATAATTATGATGATGTTATTATTTTAGAAACAGTAGAAGGAAGTTTTAATTCAGAATTTCCACATACTACTTGGAATAATGTAATTAGTGATCACACTAATGAAAAATTTAAAAATGGTTTCTATGGAGGAATTTTTAAAGTAGCACGAGATACTGAAAATGGTTTACATATTAAAGGCGATAAAGGTGCAATAGTAGCCTGGAATATAGGTTCAACTGAAGATAATTGGATTCATGTCACTTTTTTTAATAAAGATGGAAAAATTGATAACATATTAAAACTGGAATTAAGTAGTAATGAAAGTTGGAAATCCCAATTTTTTGAATTTACTGAAAATTGTGAAGTTGAAATAAAATTAAGCAATGGAATAGTTCATACATTTTTATTATGTAGAGAATTTCTTGTAAACACTAAAGATACAATAATTATTAATGAAAATAGTTCAGATTAATCCTGGTATTTTACCAATCCCTCCTAATGGATGGGGTGCTGTAGAAAAAATTATTTGGGAATATAGTATAGTCCTTAGAAAGATGGGCTATTGTGTTGATATTAAATATTTAAATGATATTGATACAACTTATGATATCGTTCATGTCCACATGGCTAATTTAGCTATAGAATTAAAACATAGAAAAATACCCTATATTTTCTCAATGCATGATCACCATGTAGTTTGGTTTGGTAAAGATTCTGACTGTTTTAAAAAGAATCTAGAAGCAATTGAAGGTTCAATTATATCATTCGTCCATGCTAAATTTTTAATTGACTATTTTAATAGTTCAAAATTAGTTTATCTGGAACATGGCGTGAATATTGAAGAATATGCATATATAGAAAGAACTTTTAAAAAGCCTAAACTTTTATGTCTTGCAAATAATGGAATTCTAGAAAATCAATCACACGATAGAAAAGGATTTCGATATGCAATAGAAGCTGCGCACGCACTCGATTTGCCAATAACTGTAGCAGGTCCTAAAAATAATCAAAACTTTTTTAATCAAAATTTAGATTTATTAAATTATAAAAATTTAGATATTATTTATGATTTAAATCAAGAAGAATCTGTTAATATTTTTTCATCTCACGATATTTTCTTACATCTATCCGATCTAGAAGCAGGACATCCTAATTTAACTTTAATAGAGGCTGCGTCAACTGGAATGCCAATAGTAGGATGTATGGAAACTTCAATGCCTGGATTAATATTAGCAAAAAGAGAAAAAGAAAATGTTATAGATGGGATACAGCAGGTAATAGATGCATATCCTATTTTATCTAAACTTTCTAGAGAAAATGCTGAATTGCATTCATGGAACGTAATAGTTTCTAAATTATTAGAACATTATCAAAATGCTTTAGGCTGGGATATGTCTAAAAAAATGATAGATTCATATATAAATACACCTTTAGTACATAAACATAAAAAAAATTATAATCCATACATTGTTAAATTTAATCTTGCGCCTGACAATGTTAAAATTAATACTGAAATTAGTTTACCCGGAGCGGGTGTTTCTATTCTTTATAAAAAAGGAAATTTAATTAAAAACTTTTTTGATCATGGCCAAGAATCCAGAAAATGGTCTTCTGTAAATCACAGAGGAGAATGGATAGATTGGAATATAATTATAAAAAATGGTTCAACTGTTGTTAAAGAAATAACAAATAGTCTAGAAAATAAAATAGTTGGAGTCAGTATTGAAAATGAATTTGATCTTAATATTTTACAATTATTTAAAATTGAAAAAAAATGTATTCTTGTTTTAATAGGAAATTTTGATGATAATACGAAAAAGCTTATAAGAGAATTTGATATTTATTTTTATGATAAAGCTAAATCTTTAGACTATTGGTATTCATGGCCAACTATTGTAAATTGGGAAAAAAGTTTAAATAGTGAAATTAAAGTAATAGATAAAAAAACTCTTTTGCGGTTAAGAAGCAAAGCACTAGGAGATACTATTGCATTTGTTGAATCATGTCAAGCGTGGAAAGAAAAATGGAATGAAAAACCAACAGTATCTATTAATTCAGCTTTTATTGATATTTTTAAATCATACGATTTAGATTTTATTGATCATAATTTTAATCCTAGTGATTTTACCGATATTATTGTTTCAGACTATCATTTTAAAGATGCATTACAACATGGATTTCAACAAGATTTAGGATTAGATTTAGTTAAAAAAGTTCCTAATTTGAGATTTAAACCTAGTGCTAGACCTATCCAAAGTAAATATATCTGCTTTAGTACCCATTCTACAGCACAGGCTAAAATGTGGAATTATCCAGAAGGCTGGGATATTCTTTGTAAATTGTTAAGGAAGGAAAATATTACCCCAGTATGTATTGATAGATATGAAAGTTTTGGAATTGAAGGGCACTGGAATCCAGTACCTAAGTCATCAGTTAAAAAAATAGGTATGCAATTTTCAGAAATAATGAATTTTATACATCATTCTGAATTATTCGTTGGGCTTAGTAGCGGATTATCATGGCTATCACATGGGCTAGGTAAAAAAACTATTATGATTATTGGTCCAACTGCGTACGAATATGAAAAAGATAATTATGTAATACAAAATAAAGATGTATGTCACTGTTGTTTTCATTCACCTGATTTATATCCATTCGATCCTGGCGATTGGATGTGGTGTCCTGTAAATAAAGGTACTGATAAACATCATGAATGTACTAAAACAATTACACCAGAACAAGTATTTAATAAAATAATGTCAATTTTATGATAAACAGTTGTATTGTAATTCCATCAAGGCTAGAATCTCAAAGATTTCCTAATAAACCTTTAGCGATAATAGCGGGAAAAAGTATGATAAGACGTGTTTTAGAAAAGGGATTATTAAGTTCTGCTGAATTAGTTTTAGTTGCTACTGATAGTGAAAAAATATATGAAGAATGCAAAGGGCACTCAATACTGACCTGTGATTGTTCTAATGGCACTGAAAGACTTATTGAAGTAGCAAAAAAAATAAATGCTAGAGTTTATATTAATTTACAAGGCGATGAACCGTTAGCAAGCCCAGCTGATTTAAATACATTAATACAGAAGTGTAAAGAAATGTCAGGCATTCATACTCTAATGACAGATATATCAGGTGATGATATACATAATAGTAATGTAGTTAAGGTTCTCTGTAAGGCTCATAGTGACTATAACCAATGTTTTCTTTTTTCTAGAACTAAAGAAAGTTCTTATAAGCATATTGGCATTTATGCTTTTGATAGAAAAACTCTTTTACAAATAAAAAAATTAAAGCCTTCTCCTAATTCTCTTAAAGAAAATTTAGAACAATTAACGTGGCTAGAATCTAATATTCCTATCTATTCTTGGTATACTTCTCATTTATATCAAGCTGTAGATGTACCAGAAGATATAAATAAAGTGCTATCTATATTATCTCAAAAATGAAATTAGCCTGTATTATTCCAACTTATAATTTTTTAGAAGGAGTTAAAAGAATTGCACAATGGATTTCTAAAGAATACCATTTATCAGTTTCTGACTATAGAATTATAATAGTGGATGATCATTCAGATAGTATTTATCGTTCTGATTTTAATCGATTAAGCAAACTTGAAAATTTTCATATTTTAAGTTCATCAGGTATTAGAAGTTTACGTTTATCAATTTTAACTGGATATGACTATATAAAAGAATGGAATCCTGATTTAATTCATATTATAGAAACTGATGCAATGCCATCAACTTCAACGTTTCAAGCAATGTTAAGAGTATATCAAGAAGCTGCAGGAAATGTAGGATCTGTAAGTCCTATATATACATGGGCTGGTGAAAACTGCTATCCTACACATAAGCATTGGTTTTCTGATATACCAACTAGAGAAAATTTCTCAACTGGGCTTGTTAGAGAACCTGGTGAATGTGGAGTGCCTTTTCTTTTTAGTATTTGGAATCCTGCTGTATTTGAAATAATGAAAAATGAAAATTTACCTCATATCATGCATTTAGATTCATCATTTGGTGCAAGTGTGCACAAAGCAGGTTATCGTCATTTGCGTATTACTAATCACAGTATAGATCACTGGATGAAAGGCCGTCAATCAAACGCTTTAAAAATTTCTAAAAAATAAAAAAATGGGACTTAATATAATTGCCGTTAATAAAATTAAAAAGGTTGCTGATTTCTATGAAAAAATAGAAAATATTAAAATAGAAGATGAGAAAAAATTAATAAGAGTTAAAGTAAATGCTTTTTTTTCTTCACATGATAATTTAGAATCTGGTATTTATGTATATGAAGGTGATGAAATAGAATTTAGTGGTCCATATTCTGAATATTCTGCATTTAGAAATATATTAGCAAATATTGCGCATTCAGTAAATTGTGCTGAAATTTGGGCTAACTGCGACATATATAAAAATGGTGCTTTTTACGAACTTATTGATTTTTCAGATTGTGAAGGTGTTATTGGTCCAATTTCTGCATCTAAATTGTTATTAGATTTTAAAAAATACAGAGAAGATTTTTATAAAATTTCAAATAAATGGGATTGTGAAAATTATGAAAATTGGATAATTGCTCTAGATATAGCAAGTAGTGATGGGATGATAATTTTTTGTTAATATATATTAAAAGAAACTTTTTTAGTTTTTTTTATAAAATAAAAAATAATATTGAAAAATCCAGTATCACGATTTCAAAGTTTTAAAAGCATTAAAGATAAAAGAAAAGAAATTGAAAATCTTGTCAATACCAAAAACCCTGTCCTTTATAAAGGACATAATTTAGAAAAATATGTATCATCAATGATACTTCTATTTGAAAATTTAAATTTTAATCTTAAGCCATATCCTGAAGTTGAATTTTTAAGTGATACTACATATAGTAATGAATTATTAGGGTATACCGGACATTATATTTTTGAAAAAAGTAAAATAATTATTTACACAAGCGGTCGTCACGTAAAAGATATTATGAGAAGTTTTGCTCATGAATTAGTGCATCATAACCAATTTATAAAAGGTTTTACATTAAGTAATGTTAATCAAATGAAACTTAATGATAGAATGTGGAGAGAAAAAGAAGAATTTCTAAAATATTTAGAAGATTATTCATATCTAGAAGGAGATGCATATCTTAAAGGAAATATGTTATTTAGAACATGGACTAATGCAATATCACAAAAATTAATTCAATTATGAAAATAACAGTCATAGGAGAAAAATGTATAGATGAATTTATCTATGGCAATTGTACAAGACTCAACCCCGAAGCACCTACACCTGTTTTCGTAGAAAAACAAAAAAAAGAAAATTTAGGCATGGCTGCTAACGTTGTTGAAAATCTCCTAAGTTTAGGAGACATTACAATATTTAAATTTCATCAACCAGAATCTCAAATAATTAAAAAGACTAGATATGTTGATGAAGTTTCAAACTATATTATGCTTAGAGTGGATTTAGAAGAAAAAGTTAAAAGAATTAAAATTAACGATACGCTTATTGAACAGATAAAATCATCAGATCTTCTTGTTATCTCAGATTATGACAAAGGATTTTTACATCCTGGTGATCTTGATATTCTAGCCAAAACTTCAAATATTTCTATCATAGATACAAAGAAAAATATTGAAAATACTTGGGCCACATCTTTTGATTTTATTAAAATGAATAAAAATGAATGGGAAAATCCAATGCATGTTAATAAGAATAATTTTATTGATAAGACTATAATCACATGTGGAAAATATGGTGCATCTTGGCGAAATAAAATGTATCATGGAGAAGAAGTTGAAGTAATGGATGTAGTAGGCGCAGGCGATTCTTTTTTAGCTGGATTTTCTCACATGTTTGTTAAAAGTAAAGATCCTGAAAAATCAATAAAATTTGGCAATTTAATAGCAGCTAACGCTGTAAAACAAAGAGGAGTTGTTAATAAAATTAATAATATTAAAGACATTTATGATAAAATCAAATAAACATTTTAATAAAATAATTAAAGAATATAAAGATGCAACACGCATTGAAATTTGGGAAGGAGTTAGAGATAATTTTATTTTTGGTTTTTTAGGAGCCATTTTAGTTGTTTTTATTTCAACTCGATTAGATATTGCAGTTATATTAGGTTATATTTCTTATTATTATTTTATGGGAACTATTGTCAATCGTCCTAAATATACAACTTCTCTAGGAAGAATGATTATATTTCCATTGCCTTCTGCACTTGGTGCATTTACTGGTTATAAATTTGCTTATTATTTATATCAATATTTTACTTACGGACAATTTTAAAATTCTTCTAATTATAAACAACATTAAAATAAAAGTATATGGTATATGTATCGATAGATATTGAAACTTCTGGCTTAAATTTAGAAAAACATAGTGTTTTATCTATCGGTGCGATTATAGAAGATACTAATAAAAAATTATCATTTCAAGAATGTCCAAAATTCAGTGCAATAATATTGCAAAATGAAATTGTTGGGTCTCCTCGTGCAATAACAATGAATAATGAAATAATTAAATCTATAGGTCAATATATTGAAGGTTCTGATGAAACAAAAGAAAACTTAAAAAAGAATTCTGAATATAATTTTTATGAATGCGATGAAGTAATAAAGCAATTTTATTATTTTTTATATCAACATATTGAATTACATGATTCTAAAGAAAAACCAGTAATAAATGGATCAACTAAACCTATAACTATTAATGTAGCTGGTAAGAATTTTGGAACATTTGACAAAATGTTTTTACAGAAACTTCCATGGTGGCAAAAATTAATTAGAACTAGGCAAAGAATCTTAGACCCTGCTATTTTATGTGTAGACTGGAAAAATGATGAATCATTACCATCATTATTACAATGTAAAGAACGACAAAAACTTACAGGCTATGTATCGCATGACGCATTAAGTGATGCTTGGGATGTTATTGAAATATTAAGAAACTTCTATTAATTAAAAAAATGATATCAGAAAAAAGAAAAAAATATCTGCATGATAGATTTGCTAATTTGACTGAAGAACAAAAAGAAGAGCATAGAAGAAAAAGATTAGAAGATTATCATGCAATGTCAGATTATGCTAAAGAAAAAGAAAAGAAAAGAAGAAGACAATATTATCTTAACAATAGAGAACATTTTATAGAAAAACAGAAAAAATACTATCAAAATAAAAAAATGCAACTAATAGTCTAAAATAATAGAAATGATAAATGGTAATTTAATAGGAATACATTCTCTAGTAACAGATTTTAATTTAAATAAAAATAGTCCTAAAAAATATTTAGAACACATATTACTTACGCAGATACTTAGTGCATGGTGGTGGAAAAAATTAAATGGTCCAATTCATTTATATACTACAGATTATGACGCTGAATTTTTAGAAAAAATAGGAATTTTAAAACTTTATGATTATGTAAATACAAAAGTTCTTACTGAAGAAAAACATATAAATTGGGCAGAATTTAAATCTGTTTGTAAGATGAAAGTTGCGGCTGAACAGCAGCAGTATCCTTTTGCTACTATTGATACCGATTTAATTTTAAGAACTCCACTTAATATATATGATTTAAATGATCTTACTTTTTTATATACTGAAATATATCTTCATAAAAATCATCCGTCGCTTAATTCTTTAGGAAAAAGAGAAGGCTATGAATTTCCTGACTTTGCAAAAAATCAAGTAGATCTTATTAATACAAGTTTTCTCGTATGGTCTAATCCACAGTTAGTTAGAGACTATTGGAGGTTTGCATACGATTATATTAAAGATAATAATGGTAAAAATAAAGAATTTAATTGGGCTAATACTAGTGAATGGAAACATTTATTTGTTAAAAAACTTTTAACAAATTTAATTGAAAAAGATAATTATAGTACATCTTCACTTTTCCCTCTACAATATGCAGAAGATACAGAAACATGGTTAAATAAAGGTGAACCTCAAAATTTCTTAAAATTTCAAAATGATATAGGTTTTGATTTTTATCATTTATGGAAAGAAAAAACAGCATTTTATGATTTTAGAACTCCTATTTGCACAGGAAATCAAATCAGAATTCTTTATCAGCTAATTAAAGCTGTAAATGAATTACATGATATTCAATTAGATGAAATTATAGATGAAATTATTGTTTTTACAATTGAAAAAACTTACGAATTAGGTCTTAATGATCTATATGAACTCAGAATAGTAAATAAACATTTATTAATATGATACTATTTACTCATACAACTCTTTCTGATAAAGAATGGAGCAAAACTTGTATTGAATCACAGAAAGAATTTGCTGAAATTCATAAATTTGAACATTATGTATATGAAGATTTGAATATTTATGACAGGTCTCCAACATGGTCTAGATTTAGAGCTATGCAAGGTTGGATGTCAATGGTTGCTCCTGTGAATGAAATAGGAGTTTGGATGGATTCTGATTTAATGATAATGAATCCAGAATTTGATCTTAGAAAAATGTTAAATGATTTTAAATCTGATAATTCTGCAAAAGTAGGTTGTGTTTTTGCAATGAATGATTCTGTTGATTTAAGTCTAGTTTTTTTAAAATATAGTGCAGGCGCTAAGTCTTTATTTGAATATGGATGGAATGTAGGACGAGTTGAATCTAACGGTCTTCGTAGCGATAAATTATCTTTTGAATTAATGGCTAATGTCAAGCCTGATTCATTAAAAATACTTTCTCCATTGGATGTTCTTTCTAGATGGTATCCAATAGGCCCTAGTGATTTTTTTAATCAAAACATAAGTACTACACATGGTAAAGAAGGACTTTTATCTATTAAAAAACCTAAAGAAATACTAGAAGGTTTTAATAATCTTTATGTACCAGGCACATTTGCAGTTCACCTTAATGCTAAAGGCCCTTTGCTATTGCATATTTCAAATAATTTTAAAAAATATAGAGAAAAATTACAAGCAGATATATTAGAATCTAGAGAAATAATAAAAGAGTTAAATAAATGGTAGTAATATGTATTACAAGAACAGCAGATCAATATCAAAAAACTTTTAACTATATTGATAGCCATTTATCGGATAATGCAGTATATTATATTATTCCTCCTTGTGGAATTAATACAGTATTGCAAAATTCTAAAATTAAATCAGTAGCCATTGATGAATTAGGGTTGCATGAGACTTTATATGAAATATTTTCGTCTTTTAATGAAAATGAGAAAATAGTTATAGTACCAGAAACTAGAGTACCTACATCCGATTTTATTCAAAAGGCTTTAAATTCAGATCATGATGAATTCTTTTATGAAGAAGTTAATGGACTTTATGGAGGGTGGTTTAAAAATGGAACTTTTTTTCCATGTGGTGATAAAGAGTTAGATTGGATTAATATTAATTCTCTATCTATAATAAAAACCAAAATTAATTTTTTATCATGGTTTCCAAGAATATCAATAAACCAAAAAAAAGCAGCAGTTCCTAGAATTTTAGTTTTTGGTGTTGAAAATCTTGAATTAAAAAGTATTCCTCGAGAAGGCTCTTTTGAATCTGATGAACTTGAAGTTTTTTCCTATCTTACATCTGAAAATGCTTCAAAAATAATTGCTGAACTTGACCCAGACTGTATCATTACTGTTGGCGAATCAGAAAGATTATTTATGGAGATATTCTATCAACCAAGCTGGATACGCTTAAGATGGATGCATGTAAATGAAATTTTACCTAATTTGGGTGAAGAGGCATATTTAAAAGCTATGGATGCAATGATTAGTGGAAAAAAAGAATATCCATTAATTAGTATCATTACACCGATTAGAAATATTGGTGAAATGTTATGGCAAACTTATAAATCAGTATCAGATCAAACATGGTGGAATTGGGAATGGATTTTAATAAATGATGGTGATGATTTACTTACAGATGATATCGCAAAAGAAATATCTTCTCTAGAACCTAGAGTTAAATACTATAATATTTACCCTAGATCTAATTCTAAAGTAGGAGAAGCAAAATATAGAGGCTTTTCTTTATCAGAAGGTGATTATTTAGTTGAATTAGATCATGATGATATGTTAACACCTGAAGCTATTGAACTTGTGGCCTTAGCTTTTGAAAAATATCCAGATGCCGGTTTTTGTTATTCAAATTATGCTGAAGTAGATGCTGATTTTAATGATTTGTCTTATGGTGGAGATTCTTTTGCGTATGGATATGGATTATATTCAGTATTTGATTATAAAGGAACTCTTCATAGTGAACAACATACTCCGCATATTAATCCAATTTCAATTAGAAGTAATGTAGCAATGCCTAATCATCTTAGAGCCTGGACTAGGGATACTTATTTTTTAGCAGGTGCACATTGCAGAAGATTATCAGTAATGGATGATTTTGAATTATTAATTAGAACATTTCTTGTATCAAAAATGATAAAGATAGATTGGATGTGTTATTGGCAATTCTATTATACAAATACAATAACAAATACCCAAAATCTTGTTAGAATGGATATTCAAAGAAGATCTAGAACAATATCAAATTTTTATAATTCAATGATTAAAAAAAGGTTTAATGAACTTGGTAAAATAGATTGGGCTTTTGAACAAAATCCTGAAAATCCTCGAGATGCAAATCCAGTATTTGGAGAAGATGAAAATAGAGTTAATTATACTCTTAATAGAGAAATAATTGAACAACACCTATACAATAGAAATATTATTACAATTTACAATAATAAATGAAAAAATATTTTTTTAATTCATGTTTTTTTATTATTTTTGTAATGAATTTATCTTTATTTAAACTTAGATATATAAAAATATGGTAGTAGCAATTATTGGATCTCGTAACTTTACAGACAAATCTTACATCTATAAGAAATTAGATTCTATTTTTCTATCTAATAAGCCTGAACTTGTTGTTAGTGGTGGTGCAAAAGGTCCTGATCAAATAGGAATTAATTGGGCAACTAATAACGGTATAAAAATAAAAGAATTTTATCCAAGCTGGGATAAGTATGGAAAATCAGCAGGAGTGATTAGAAATACTCAAATTATTGAAAATTCTGATTTAGTTATTGCATTTTGGGATGGCTGTTCTAAAGGCACTAAAGATTCAATAGATAAAGCAAAAAAGCTAAATAAACAAGTTAAAATCATCTATCATAACAATTAATTATTTTAAGTTTGTTTTAAACAATTAAAATAATTTTTTTTTTAAATTAAACATAATAAATTAAATTAAACAATGAAAAAGTATTATCAAGTACAAAACTATGGCAATGGATTCATCACTCATCAAGAAAATGAATCCGCTCACGTTGCAGGTTATCCAGGCGATATCTGGGTAACTGAAAATACAGCATGGGCTCAGAGAGTAAATGCAGTGGAAAAAACCAAAGAAGAAGCACAGACTATTGTAGATGCTGCAGTTGCGGCTTCTTATGTTCCACCTAATAGTACAACACCTGCACCTATTGTTTTACCTTAAAAAAATAAAAATGAATAAAGAATTAAAAATCGCAGAAGATTTACAGGAAATTTTACGTGTTTTAAATGAAGAAGACGCACAAACCATTTTAGCATTAAAAGATGAATTAGTAGATAACTGGCATAAAAAGCAGATATTCAGAACAGAGACTGAGATGAGAGTTTCCGTCTTGAATGACGCTAAACACCCTACCAATGCTTCTAAATATTGGCAGTCTGTGAGAGAGATGTCAGCACATTTTGATGCCTTGATGAATTTATCATTTGATTTGAGAAAGAATACGGTAGAGAAGTTAAGATATGATAGACAATTAGAGGATTGGATAGAAGATCCTGATACTCATAGATTTGACATAATGGAACTTGAAATTGATATTGATAGAAATATTTATGATAGGTCTTGTATGTTACAAATAGCAAAAGATAGAGTTAGGGAATTAAGTTTATGGAGTACTATTAAAAAAGAATTAGATGATAATTCGTTTGATGCAGAAAATGTAAATACACATCAAGCCGAATCATTACACAGATATTTTGAAAATAGAGTAAAATCTTTAAATGACTCTTCAGCACCTGGTGAAATTATTAATGCAATGGGACCTTATTTATCTTTTAACCGATTAAAGACTGATGATGGCAAATTAAGGAATTTTCTAGGGGAAGTAACAGATGACAAGAAAAATAAGTTAAAATAATTTTATGTTAACAAATTGGTATTCAAATAGTCATCAAATTTCTGATAATGTCAATGATTTTCATTGTTCAGATGATTTTTATACTGATTTAAAAACAATTAAAAATTTAGGAAGTATAAGAAACATTGAAGGCTCAATGGTTGACATAATTAGAAGTCATGGATGGGATTTTGCAATTTTTCATGAAATTTATAATTTGAAGTCATATTATGTTAATAATTTTAAAATAAATAAAGGTGATGTTGTTGTTGATTTAGGTGCAAATATTGGTATATTTAATAGATGGGCATATTTAGAAGGCGCCGGTGAAGTTATATCTATCGAGCCAGATAAAGAATATTATGAATTGCTTAAATTAAATGCAAATCCAAAATCTTATCTATTCAATAATGCAATAACAGATAATTTAGAGAATGTGAAATTATTTCATGGTAGGTGCTTAGGAGGTTCAAGTATATTAAATACGAGATATGAGGATACAAGTTACATGGTTGATTCTTTTTCATTAGATTATCTTTTTAATTTAAAAATCTTTACAAAAATAGATTTTTTAAAAATGGATATAGAAGGTAGTGAAATATTAGCTTTTAATGGTATATCCGATGATAATTTAATGAAAATTAGTAATATTGTATTAGAATACCATCATAGTTTATTAAATTATGATGAAAATTTAAGAAAAAATTTAATAGAACGTTTAAATAATTTAGGATTTAATTTATACATATTAAAATATGAATTAAATAAAAGTTTACAAATGTTATATTTTTATAGGTAAAAATAAATTATATGAATTTTATTTATACAAAAAAAAATGCTTTATCAGCAAATACATGCCATCAGCTGATTAAAAATTTTGAATCATCTGAATTAAAACAGCCAGGTGTTTTATATGGTCCTAGTGGAATATCTTCAGATAGCGATAAAAAGTCAACAGACATAACATTTGACCCATCCTTCTTAAAAAAAGAAGGATGGGGTTTGTTATTAAATGAAGTAATTACAGTAGTTCAAAATGGAGTTTTAGACTATTTAAATAGACATTCTACTGCAATGACTAAAATGGATTCTATAGACTTATATACTTACTTTAATATGCAAAAGTATGAACCAAATGAAGGTTTTTATGGTTGGCATTGCGAAAGAGCAGGTGTAAAACATTCAGATAGATTGTTAGTATGGATGATATATTTAAATACTTTAACAGATAGAGGAGAAACTGAGTTTTTCTATCAGCAACATTTTGAAGAACCTGAAAGAGGCAAATTAGTTATTTGGCCGTCAGATTGGACACATTTGCATAGAGGTGTTCCATCACCAACTCAGACAAAATATATTTTAACAGGGTGGTTTACTCACAATAAAGTATAAAATTTATGGAATTTTCAATACACGAAGAAAATTGGTTTTCAACTCCAGTATGGGAATCAGAGGTGACAAATGTAAATAATCAAGAAATAAAAGATTACTGCTTGTGGTTAAGAGATAATACAAAAGGCACTACTATATCAAATAGAGGAGGCTGGCACAGTAGTGAGATCATACAACCAATACCTGTTGATTTAACAAAACTATTTAATAATCTTGAAATATTTGTTAATCAAAATTGTTATAAGCATACAGGTATCGATAATTTAAAGTTTGGGAATTTTTGGGTTAATATTAATGAACCTGGTTCTTATAATTTACTACACGACCACCAAAACAGTATATTGTCTGGTGTATATTATGTATCAGTTCCATTTGACAATATGGGTGATTTGGTTTTACATAGAGGAGACACTGCACCATATTTTTTAAAATCAGACGTGGAGAGAATTAGTACAAAAACAAATTCTTTTGTAGCTGTAAAAAAACCTTTAGAGTCTTTCTTTTATATATTTCCATCATGGGTTAAACATCATGTTGAATCTAATGATTCACAAGGCGAAAGAATATCAATAGCATTTAATTTTGTTCCTAATAATAAATAGTATGAACCCACAAGTATTTTCACTGTTTCCAACACCTTTATATGTTGCAAATTACGATAAAGATTTAAAAAATGTAATTAATTATTTTGATAGTTGTGAGATGTTAGATACAAATAGTGGCTATGGAATGATTTCAAGTAATAGTTATATTTTAGATAATCCTGTATGCAACGAATTAAATAAATTCTTAATGTCTTGTTTTGAAGATTTTGCAACAAATATTATGAGATACAGATTTAAAGAATTAGCATTTGCTCAATCTTGGTTAACTTATAAAAATCCAAACCAAATTCATAAGGCGCATACACATCCTAATACTTTATTAGCAGGAGTATTTTATTATGATGCACATGAAGATGATGCAGCGATATGTTTTTCAAAAGAAGTAAAATCATTTAATAGGTCATATTTTGAGCCATCATTACATGATGATTATCAAAATCACGTCTTTTCACAAGAAGAAATTTACTACATGCCTAAGAAAAATGATTTTATTATTTTTCCATCATGGTTAACACATGGAGTGCCACCTAATAAAACAAATAGGACAAGAAAGGCGCTTGGGGTCAATGCTTTAACAAAAGGGACATTAGGTGATAAGGAAACAATTTCTGAAATAATTTTTGGTAGATACGTATGAAACAGAAAATATTTTTTAATTCAACACTACCTAGAAGCGGTAGCACATTACTTCAAAATTTGCTGGGACAAAACCCAGATTTCTATGTTACACCAACATCAGGTCTTATAGATTTGATGTTAGGCACACGAATAGGATATAATCAAAATTATGAATCAAAAGCTGGCGATGTTGAATTGTGGAAAGAAGGCTTTTATAAGTTTTGTTCACATGGAATAGAAGGTTATGTACGGTCACAAACAACAAAACCATATTATCTAGATAAAAATAGAGTTTGGGGATTTTACTATAATTTATTAGCACATATTGTAGAAAAACCAAAAGTATTATATATGGTTAGGGATTTACCATCAATCTTTGCTTCAATGGAGAAGAAATTTAGGATGAATCCAGATAAAGATGATGGAACTATGGATAACATAAAAATGAAAGGAACAACAACTCATAAAAGAGTTGAATTATGGGCACAAACGCACCCTTTAGGTTATTCACTTGAAAAATTATATCAGACATTATTAGATGGCACAGCTTCTAACTTTCTATTTATTAGATATGAAGATTTATGTATCAATCCTAATCATGTAATGAAAAGTATATATCAATATTTAGAGTTAGATGAATTTAAACACAATTTTCAACATATAAACCAAATAACAACTGAGAATGATGCAATACATGGAATATATGGAGATCATGTGATAAGACCATCTTTACAAATGCTACCGAATGATTCAAAAGAAATATTAGGAATGCATACAATAGATTTAATTAAAGAGAATTATAAATGGTATTATGATTTCTTTGGGTATAAATAAAGATGAAATATGTCAAAATTACAAAGCACAGAAATAGTAGGTGTTGAAAATAGGCCAGCAACAATATGTTCAAATACGATGTGCATTTGGTTTGACACGACTAATTTAAGAACAGTCATTTCCTATTGTGGGTATGGCGGAGCATCAGTATGGTCAGCAGGTGGTGCCATAATAACAGGAAGACGTGAATTAGCAGGTCTTGGGACTCAAAATGCAGCATTTGCGGCTGGTGGTAATACAATAGCAGGAAGAACAGGAGTATCAGAAGAATATAATGGTGCAAGTTGGGCAACAGGCGGTACATTAGCAACCGCAAGATATAGATTAGCAGGCGGCGGTTCACAGAATGAAGCATTTGTCGCTGCCGGTCGAACAACAAGTCCTGTTAATTTTACTGAAGAATATAACGGTGCAAGTTGGTCAGCTGGAGGTGCAATGATAAATTTTTGTAAAGTAAATTTAGCAGCGTCCGGAACCCAAAATGCTGGATTAGCAATGGGCGGTCAAGATGATCTTGGTAATTTTTGTTCAGCGACCACCGATGAATATGATGGGGCAAATTGGTCATCTGGAGGTACAATGAGTTCAGGTAGACAAACGCTAGCAGGAACAGGAACGCAGAATGAAACATTAGCAATGGGTGGTTTTATAGCTGCAGTTGCGTCATGTACAGAAGAATATAATGGAACATCTTGGTCAACAGGCGGTGTAATGACAACAGCAAGACGTCAATTAGCAGGCGGCGGTACACAAAATGCAGCTTTTGTTACTGGCGGGTGTACTACTGCTGTTACTACAGCAACAGAAGAATACAATGGGGCCAGCTGGTCATCTGGCAATGTTCTATCCTGTGCTAGAGGGTGCTTAGGTAGTGCTGGCGACATAACAAATGGATTAGCATTTGCAGGTGGAAATAATTCATATATAAGATGTACTGAAGAGTATAGCGCAGCACTGGCGATAATAGATAAGATAATATTATAAAATAAGATAAAGTAAATGGCTAAATTACAAAGTACAGAAATAGTAGGAGTTGCAAATAGGCCAGCAACAATATGTTCAAATAGTGTTTGTATGTGGTTTGATACAACTAATACTAAAATGGTTTTTTCGTATTGTGGTTTAAGTGGTGCTGGTATATGGTCAGCAGGTGGTGCTTTAAGTATTGCTAGAGAATGTTTAGCTGGTGCAGGAACACAAAATGAATCATTTGTAGCAGGCGGCTTTTTTATTACAAATATATCAAATACTGAAGAATACAATGGTGCATCGTGGTCTGCTGGTGGTGCATTACTAAATGCAAGACATGGTGCAGGTGCAGCAGGCACTCAGAATGCAGGACTTACTATGGGAGGGCCTTCTCTATCATGTACTGAGGAATATGATGGCGCTACTTGGACTGCTGGCGGAGTTATGATAACAGCAAGAAGAGGTCTTGCAAGCGCAGGCACACAAAATGAAGCATTTGCAGTAGGCGGTATAGGCGGAACTGGATGCACCGAGGAATATAATGGTGTAAGTTGGTCAGCCAGTAATGCATTAGGTACTGCAAGGGCTTGGTTAGCTGGAGCTGGAACTCAGAATGTAGGTCTTGTGATGGGCGGCTTTGTTGCAAGTAGTCTAGCGTGCACTGAAGAATATAATGGTACAAGCTGGTCAGCCAGTAATGCATTAGGCACTGCAAGGTATTCGTTAGCTGGAGCAGGCACACAAAACTTAGGTCTTGCTACAGGAGGTCGTTTAAATACATCATTATCATGTACTGAAGAGTATAATGGTACATCATGGTCAGAAGGTGGATCATTAATAACTGCACGAATGGGATTAGCAGGCTCAGGATCACAGTTTTCTAGTCTTGTAGCTGGTGGGTTTTCAAATACAACTGTAACATGCACTGAAGAATACATTAAATTAGCTAATGTAGATATTAGTATTTAATTAAAAATATAACTTATGGCTAAATTACAAAGTACAGAAATAGTAGGAGTTGCAAATAGGCCAGCAACAATATGTTCAAATAGTGTTTGTATGTGGTTTGATACAACTAATACTAAAATGGTTTTTTCGTATTGTGGGTATGGTGGAGCAGGCACTTGGTCAGCAGGGGGTGCAATGATAACCGCAATGTATGCTTTAGCAGGGGTAGGTACACAAAATGAAGGACTTGTTGCAGGAGGTGCATTAGTAAATACAGCTGTATCATGTACAGAAGAATACAATGGTACATCATGGTCAGCAGGAGGGGCATTAGCAACAGGAAGATATCAATTAGCAGGAGCGGGTTCACAGAATGAAGGACTTGTAGCAGGAGGGGGTAGCGGTGGAGTTTGTTCGTGCACAGAAGAATATAATGGCACATCTTGGGCAGCAGGGGGTGCAATGATAACAGCAAGAAGATTATTAGAAGGAGCAGGAACTCAGAATGAGGCATTTGTAGCAGGAGGTTTTACAAGTGTAAATTTATCTTGCACTGAAGAATATAATGGAACATCATGGTCAGCAGGAGGTGGACTAATAACTACAAGAAGAAATTTAGCAGGAGCAGGTACACAGAACGTAGGACTTGTAATGGGAGGTTTAACAAATGTACAAGTATCATGCACAGAAGAATATAATGGCACATCTTGGGCAGCAGGGGGTGCAATGATAACAGCAAGATATACTTTAGCAGGAGCAGGAACGCAAAATGAAGCCTTTGTTGCAGGAGGTTATACAGATGTAATTGTAACTTGTACAGAAGAATATAATGGCACATCTTGGGCAGCAGGGGGTGCATTATCAGTTGGAAGATACCAATTAGCAGGAGCAGGGTCACAGGCCGCAGGACTTGTAGCAGGAGGTTATAATGTTGCAAATTTATCTTGTACCGAAGAATACACTAAACCATTAGCAATAATAGACTGTATTAAATAGAATATAAAACATGGCAAAATTACAGAGTAGTGAAGTTGTTGGAGTTGCAAATAGACCAGCAACAATATGTTCAAATACGATGTGCATTTGGTTTGATACAACTAATTTAAAAACGGTTATTTCCTATTGTGGGTATGACGGAGCAGGAGTTTGGTCAACAGGAAGTGCAATGATTTCAGTAAATATAGGATTAGCAGGCGCAGGAACTCAGAATGAAGGTCTTGCTATGGGTTCTAATATTAATCTTAATACAGAAGAATATAATGGCACCTCTTGGTCAGCTGGTGGTAATATGATAACAACAAGAGTAAGTGCGGCAGGAGCAGGAACACAGAATGCAGGACTTTTAATTAGTGGTGGTAATACTAATGCTACTGAAGAATATGATGGTACTACTTGGGCAACTGGTGGTAATGTAATAATTAGAAAAGGATATTCAGCAGGAGCAGGAACACAAAATGAAGCTCTTGCAGCTGCAGGATCTGTAGACTTTATTAGTAATACTAATACTTGTACAGAAGAATACGATGGGACATCATGGTCAACAGGATGTACAATGATAACAGCAAGAGCTTATTTAAGAGGTGTTGGAACGCAGAATGTAGGACTTGCAGCAGGTGGATACAATTCTGCTGGGGCCTGCGCATGTACAGAAGAATATAATGGCACCTCTTGGTCAGCTGGTGGTAATATGATAACAGTAAGAAGTCAATTAGGAGGTGCAGGATCGCAAAATTCTGGGTTAGTATTTGGAGGCAAAAATAGTTCAAATTTTAATTCGGCTATTACTGAAGAATACAATGGGACATCATGGTCAACTGCTAATACATTAATAACAGCAAGAAGATTAATAGGTGGTACAGGTACACAAGGATTAGGATTAGCATTTGGTGGGTGTGTAAGTGCTTCAGTTTCCTGCACTGAAGAATACACTAAAGCGTTAGCAATAATAGATCGTATTTTATCATAAATCAATTTATAGATATTTGAATATATAATAAAATAACATGGCTAAATTACAGAGTAGTGAAATAGTAGGTGTTGCAAATAGACCTGCAACGATATGTGTAAATACTGTTTGTTTATGGTTTGATACAACTAACCTAAAACCAATGGCATCTTATTGTAGTAGGAGTGGAGCAGGTACTTGGTCAGCAGGGGGTGCATTGATAACGGCAAGATATGGTATTGGTGTTATGGGGACACAAAATGAGGCATTAGCCGCAGGTGGGTATCAAAATACAGTTGTTGGAGTTAGTTGTACAGAAGAATATAATGGAACATCATGGGCTGTAGGGGGTGCACTTATAAATGCAAGATTATACCTTCCTGGGGCAGGTACACAAAATGAAGGACTTGTAGCAGGAGGTTTTACAAATGTAAGCTTAGCTTGTACAGAAGAATACAATGGCACATCATGGTCAACAGGGGGTGCGTTAGCAACGGCAAGACATGCTTTAGCAGGAGCAGGTACACAAAATGCAGGACTTGTAGCAGGAGGTGCTGGCCCTTTATCATGCACGGAAGAATATAATGGTACATCTTGGTCAGCAGGAGGTGCATTAATAAATAGCAGATATGTAGTATCAGGAGCAGGTACACAAAATGAAGCATTTGTAGCAGGAGGCGTTACAACTGTATCTGTATCATCATGCACAGAAGAGTATAATGGAACATCGTGGTCATCAGGTGGAGCAATGATAACTGCAAGAGGATATTTATCAGGTGCAGGGTCACGAGGTGCTGGACTTGTTGTAGGTGGATATACTAATGGAAATCCTGGTCTTGCTTGTACAGAAGAATACCTAAAATCATCATACACAATAGTAGATTGTATCTTATAATTTACGTATAACAAAAAATAGTTTTAATATGAATAAATACATTGTTTGGCACATCCAAGGTGGATTAGGAAAGAATGTTGCAGCAACAGGATTACCAAAAACAATAAAAGAAGTGTATAGTGACAGACAACTTATAATGGTTGTATCCTATCCCGAAGTTTTCCTAAACAATCCCTATGTTGATAGAGTGTATCCGTTAGGTAATTGCCCCTACTTTTACGAGGATTTTATAGAGAATAAAGACGCTCTCGTTTTTAGACATGAGCCATATCATCAAACAGGTCATATACATAAGAATAAGCATTTGGTAAGCAACTGGTGCGACCTATTAAGTATTCCTTATGAGAACCAGACTCCTCAGCTTTATCCTAACTATGCAGAAAAAGTAAATGCTAAAAAATGGTTTAGGGATAAGCCTGTCATCGTATTACAAACATCTGGTGGTGAATTAGAATCAAAGACTACTTATTCATGGTGTAGGGACATGCCACAAGATATTGCGCAATTAGTTGTGGACAAATATAAAGATTCTCATCATATATTTCATATATCACGAAGAGGAGGTTATATTTTAAATGGAGTAGAAAGAGTTGATATGAAATTATCTAATATGGAATTATTTAGCATGTTGACTGTATCATCTAAGAGATTTTTAATTGATTCATCTTTACAACATGCAGCAGTTGCTATTAATTTACCATCTACTGTATTTTGGATTGGAACATCTCCTCAAGTTTTTGGTTATGGTATTCATACAAATATCGTGGCAAATAAGATTAATAATAAGAATCATTTAATTGGTTCTTATCTGTTTGATTTTCAGTTTGACTATAATGTACACGAGTGTCCATATAATAGTTTGGAAGAAATGTTTGATCTGGAAAAAATTATTAATATGTTATGAAAAAATAGTAAACATAGATAGAATTAATCTATCAGGAAATATAAAAGGCTTATTAGTTTCTAGTTGGACTAATAAGCCTTAAATTATATAATATAATGACATATAAAAAAGATAAATTCAATTTTAATAAATTTTTATTAATTGTATTAAAAATTAGCATATTATTAATATTAATATTTATAATATTTTTATTATTAATATCTTATGCAATTATCTATTTTATTCAATCTGCAATATCTTTTTTTATTTAAAAAGTAATAAATAAAATAAAACAGTGGCCGGTTATAAAATTATCAATACAGGTGGTATAGGTCTTCAGACGGATAATGAAGGAGTTAGTATTCCTACTGCAAATGGCACAAGCGGTTTAAGAACTATAGGAACTCCTACAGGATCTATTATTTTTAATTTAGAAGATAATCAATTATATTCATTTAATGGAACTTCATGGTTAAAAACAAATACCAGTGGATCTAGCGGCACGAGTGGATCTGCTGGATCAAATGGTACTGCTGGATCTAGTGGTACGAGTGGATCTAGTGGTACTGCTGGATCTAGTGGTACGAGTGGAATATCTGGCCCTCAAGGGTTACAGGGACCAATTGGTCCTCAAGGAGCAACAGGACCACAAGGAGCAATAGGACCTCAAGGGATATCTGGACCGCAAGGTTTACAGGGACCTATTGGTTCAGCAGGAACATCTGGCTCTTCAGGGACAAGTGGAACATCTGGTTCTTCAGGAACAAGTGGAACATCTGGTGCAACAGGAACAAGTGGAACATCTGGTGCAACAGGTCCACAAGGAGCACAAGGCCCAACAGGAACAACAGGTCCACAAGGTCCACAAGGAGCGCAAGGCATAGCCGGCACGAGTGGTTCTAGTGGTACTCGTGGTTCTAGTGGAACAAGTGGTTCTAGTGGAACAGCAGGCACATCTGGCGCAACAGGCCCGCAAGGAGCACAAGGTCCAACCGGATCAACAGGTCCAACCGGAACAACAGGTCCACAAGGAGCACAAGGTCCAACCGGATCAACAGGTCCACAAGGAACACAAGGTCCAACCGGATCAACAGGTCCACAAGGAGCACAAGGTCCAACCGGATCAACAGGTCCACAAGGATCTGCTGGATCTAATGGAACAACAGGTCCACAAGGAGCACAAGGTCCAAGTGCAGGAATAACATCATATACAAACCCAGCCGACAATAGAGTATTAACATCGGTATCATCTACAGCAATAAATTCTGAAACTAATTTAACTTTTGATGGAACCACTTTAACGGTTGTTGCAGGTGATTTAAAAATAACAGCAGGTTCAATTTCAGTAGGAGGTAATATAGCAAATAGTGCAACCGATGGTAGAATTGATGCAAGTAATGATATTGTAGCATTCTCAACATCAGATAGAAGATTAAAAGATAACATAAAAAATATTGAAAACCCAATTCAAAAAATATTAAAACTAAATGGTGTTGAATTTGATTGGAATGAAGATTATTATAAAATTCATGGTTATGAGGGAAATGACATTGGTGTGATTGCTCAAGATTTAAAAGATGTATTACCACAAGCATTAAGAATAAATGATAGTGGATATTATGCAGTTAGATATGAAAAAATTATACCATTACTTATTGAATGCATTAAGGATTTAAATAGTGAAATAAAAATACTAAAAGAAAAATAAAATGCCTTTACCAAGTAGCGGACAAATATCATTTTCACAATTAGCAGCTGAATTAGGTAACGCATGTTTAAATGTAAGTCTTAGAAGTTATTCCGCTTGTGCCAATTTAACATCTCCTGATAGCATTATTGAGTTGTATGGGAAATCTTGTATACCTATATATGGTGGAGCAGGTGTCTGGTCAGTAGGGGGTGCAATGATAACTGCAAGACGTTCATCAGGAGGAGGAGGAACACAAAATGAAGTATTTATAGCAGGAGGTTATAATGGAGCTAATCTTTCTTGCACAGAAGAATATAATGGCACATCTTGGTCAGAAGGTGGTGCATTGTCTACAGCAAGACATGCGTTATCAGGAATTGGAACACAAAATGCAGGACTTGTAGCAGGAGGTTATCCAGGTTACTCTAACACAGAAGAATATAATGGCACATCTTGGTCAACAGAAAGTTCATTGATAACAGCAAGAGGATATTTAGCAGGTACAGGTACACAGAATGCAGGACTTACAGCAGGAGGTATTACACCACCTACAGTATCAGGTACAGAAGAATACAATGGTACATCTTGGTCAACAGGAGGTATATTGATAACTGCAAGATATGGGTTAGTAGGAATGGGCACACAAAATGCAGGACTAGCAACAGGAGGGTATGCTGGTGGAAATCTATCATGCACAGAAGAATACAATGGTGCATCATGGTCAGAAGGCGGCACATTGATAATAGCAAGAGCATATTCAGCAGGTGCAGGAACACAGAATGAAGGACTTGCTATAGGAGGTTATGGAACTCCTGTATATGTTTCTTGTACAGAAGAATACAATGGTACATCTTGGTCAGCAGGGGGTGCTTTGATAACAGCAAGATGGGCGTCAACAGGAGCAGGGTCACAGGGCGCAGGACTTGCAGCAGGAGGTTATAGAAATACTTCTGTCTCGTGTACAGAAGAATACAACAAATCAATCATAGGAAAATGTTTAGGATAAAATTTAAAAACAACAAGTAGTGGATCAATATCATTTTCTCAAACAATACATCCATAAAGAAAATAAATTATAAATTTTGGCTGGATATAAAATTATTAATACGAGTGGTATAGGTCTTCAAACCGATAATGAAGGACTCTCTATCCCTATTACAACCAATATTAATTTGCTGAGTACTAGTGATATACCTACCGGTTCTATTGTTTTTAATACAGCGGATTCTCAACTATATGGATTTAATGGAACTAGTTGGATTAAATCAGATACTAGTGGAACAAGTGGTTCTAGTGGGACAACGGGTTCTTCTGGAACTAGTGGTTCTAATGGAACAGGCGGTTCTTCTAGAACTAGTGGTTCTTCTGGAACAAGTGGAATTCAAGGCCTTCAAGGAGAACAAGGATATATTGGTCCACAAGGTGCAATCGGCCCACAAGGAATACAAGGCTCTATTGGGCCGCAAGGCGTACAAGGCATACATGGGACAAGTGGTTCTAGTGGGACAAATGGTTCTAGTGGGACAAGCGGTTCTAGTGGAACAACAGGTACAAGTGGAATAGCAGGTCCACAAGGCCTACAAGGCAACACTGGACCACAAGGCAGCACTGGGCCGCAAGGTATACAAGGACTTATTGGACCACAAGGCATACAAGGTTCTAGTGGGACAAGTGGTTCTAATGGGACAAGTGGTTCTAGTGGGACAAGTGGTTCTAGTGGAACAAGTGGTTCTAGTGGGACAAGTGGTTCTAGTGGGACAAGTGGTTCTAGTGGGACAAGTGGAATAGCTGGTCCGCAAGGACCACAAGGACCACAAGGTGTAAGTGGAACAAATGGTTCTAGTGGGACAAGTGGAATTATTGGGTCTCAAGGCCCGCAAGGACTGCAAGGCATACAAGGCCCGCAAGGCTTGCAAGGTGCAGCAGGCCCACAAGGTTTGCAAGGTGCAGCAGGCCCACAAGGTTTGCAAGGTGCAGGAGCAAGCACAGTCTCTTCCGAATCAAGGCCTTCTCCCATAAATGCAGATCAAATGTGTTTATGGTTTGACACAACAAATAAGATGCCAATGGTTTCTTACTGTATTAACACATCATTAGTAGGTGCTTGGTCAGCAGGGGGTGCATTGATAACAGCAAGAGGTTATTCATCAGGAGCAGGAACACAAAATGCAGGACTTGCTTTTGGTGGGACTAATCTATTAACTTGTACTGAAGAATACAATGGTACAAGTTGGTCAGTAGGGGGTGCAATGATAACAGCAAGATATGCTTTGGCAGGCGCAGGAACACAAAACGAAGGTCTTGCAGCAGGTGGTTTTACAACTGTAGCAGTATCATGTACTGAAGAATATAATGGCACAAGTTGGTCATCAGGTGGCGCAGTTATAACAGTAAAATATTTTTGTGCAGGAGCAGGTACGCAAAATGCAGGTCTTACTATGGGAGGAGCTCCTGCTCCTTCATTATGCACAGAAGAATACAATGGCACATCTTGGTCAGTAGGTGGTGTAATGATAAACGCAAGACAACTATTAGCAGGTGCGGGAACACAAAATGCAGGACTTGCTATGGGAGGTACTTACAATGTTACTTTATCTTGTACAGAAGAATACAATGGTACATCTTGGTCATCAGGAGGTGCTTTGATAACTGCAAGGCATTACCTAGTAGGAGCAGGAACACAAAATGAAGGACTTGTTTTTGGGGGGTATACGGGTGTGAGTATGTCTTGCACAGAAGAATACAATGGTACATCTTGGTCAACGGGTGGTGCATTAGCAACTGCACGTTATGGTCCATTTACAGGAGCAGGTACACAAAATGCAGGTCTTGCAGCAGGAGGTACAGCAGGTGGTGTTACTAGAACTTGCACAGAAGAATACAACGCACCAACCGAAATTGTTGACCGTAGTTTAGACTCATCATATATTACAGCAGAATATTCAGAACGACCTAACTTAGTTGATACAGGAATGTGTTTGTGGTATGATAGAGAAAACAATGTACCGATGATTACCTATAAAGGAGGTACACTATTAATTGGTGCTTGGTCAGCAGGTGGAGTTTTAATAACAGCAAGAGCTACTTTAGCAGGCGCAGGTACACAAAACGCAGGACTTGCAATAGGAGGTTTTGGCGCGGGCAGCAATTTATCATGCACTGAAGAGTATAATGGAACAATATGGTCTGCAGGAGGTGCTTTAATAA